ATCCGTGCTACCTCCTGCTGAGGTTTTACGCTGTCTTGAGGCTGGGTCTGGGTAAGCCCAAACTTTGCTTCGTGGGTATCTCGCCTTGACTTCTTCAATGGCTTCTTGGGTATTAGAAGAATACATTCTGATTTCGTCAATGACATATAAATCATCTCCTCGTCTTACTGCTATTACCACACTCATAGGGTCTATGTTAAAGTCCCAACCTGTGTATAATACATCAGTGTTCAATTCTTCTATGGCTATGGCTTTGACATTAGCTTTTCTATCAAAGCTGTAGTATATCCTACCCGTGAATGTCTCAAAAGTCGCCAAGTATTCTTGACGGAATGTCCTGACATCCAAATCTTTCTTAGCCTGTTCTATCTCTGTTTCTGGAACCCTACCACCATCTATGGTAGTGTAGCTATAACTACGCCAATGTTCAGGATCCTCTTCTGGCATCTGATATAGTTCATATGCCCAATTACCAATACCTTTGGGTGTGCCAATAAACAATGCACGACCCGCTGTGTCTGACAAGGTTGGGCGTAGTGTTTCAAACCACGCTTCAGGTGCTATGTCAGCAAACTCATCTAAGACTATAAAGTCCAAGCCCACACCGCGTAGGCTATCATAGTTATCAGCACCTTTCAAACTAATGGTGCTGCCATTCCTGAGGGTTATGGTTAGCTCGCTTTCATTGACTTTTTCAGTCCATCGCAAGTCTTGTAATTGTTTCTTCAACTTACGCCATACTACCTGTTTGGCTTGGCGATAAGTTGGCATAACCGCCCAACATTCCCTTCCTGGCAACCTGGCGTGATAACATAGTTCTCTGATAGCCAAGTGTGTCTTACCAAATCTACGCCCTGCTACTACTACTCTAAATCTCGTTGTATCCTCAGCTATCGCCTTCTGTGGAGCACTTAATGCCATTATTCTTTTACATCCTCTGTCCAAGGTAAGGGTTCGTTGCTGTCACTTACCATACCATTGTCACTCATACCTAATAAGTTCTTAGCCAAGAATATCTGCACAGCGGCATTGTTGTTATTGCAGGCATTCTGTATCATAGCACGGCGGAGTCTTTGGTTAAGCTCACTCCTGCCTTTGTTGATATAGTCTTGGAAGTTATATTTCAGTGTTTCGCGACTTATTTGGAACCAATCACTAATTTCCTGTAAGTCACAACCAAAGCTGGCTAACTTATAAACTTCGTCAGGTGGCACTACTTTCTTGTTAGCACCTCTACCAACTACCAATCCTGCACGCTCAACCACACCCCACTTAGGGTTTCTTCGTGGCTTAAACTCCCACTTAGGTGCTATGCCTTCCTGGACGGGGGCTTCGCTGGGCAAGTCTGTGTCATAGTCCTTGTCCTCTAAGTAGTCAATTGAACTTTTAATCTCTTCCATTATAGGTATCTATCCTGCACACGGATGCGGAATCTACGCACATCAGTGGTGCCATCTGTAGTCACTACCGTGTTCTTTGCTACATAGGTATTACCATCTGTGCCTTTCTGCACTTCAATGTAGGTATATTGGTTAGCATTGGTAATACCATCACTTACTTTGGCTAAGGCGTTAGCACCATCACCTGTGACAGTTGATAGTGTCCAAGAGCTTGTTGAGATATTGCTGTTAGTTGGTAGCCAATCGCTCCAATCTATAGTATAAACGATAACACTGCCTGGATCCTTAACAATATAAGTTCCTTGAACATCTTTCTTAAATCCTGATTGCGTGATTGTCATATTCTTTCCTAATTTGTTGGTGTGTTGTATTGTGCCAACAACACTCCTTGTTCTTGTGCTACTACAATATCTGTAGTTTCAGCCATAACACTATTTACTCCATTTGCCATCTGCACTAATAACACTGTAGATTCCAATGCTACCCTTAATAGACGCTGTTCTTCAGTGACTGTGATGATGTGTTCAGCTAAGAACTCAACTATCTTACCAGCTGATAATACCGCGTTAAAGGCTGTCATTGAGATATTAACATTGCGGACAGCACGGGTAATACCATTCGTCACAGTGAATGCTGATGCCATTGGCACGGGGCTATCTCTATAACGCCTACTGTCTGCGGCTAAGCTGAATGCTGCTGACATAGTCATACTTTCAGGGCGTATTGGAAGTGTCACACGAGGTATAGCTTCAACAGCAAAGACACTGTTCATAATGACTATGCCCAAACTATTGGTTGTGCTGTCTGCTGTCAGAGTAAATTCGCTGAGGAAATTGTTAGCTGCAGAAGGTCTGTTTACACTTAAATTCGCAGACAGCGTGAATGCCATTGGGCTTAATACTACACCACTGCTGATCTCATCTGTGTCTGCAGAGAATGCGAACGAACTTGACATTGCCACAGTGGCTTTGGTAAATTCATAGTTTGTGGCTGTGAATGCGAATTGGCTTGATAGATTAGCTGTGCTGGGGAACACATCTGTCATAGTGCCAGTTAGGCTGCTGACTATGCTGATGTTAGCACTGTTTGGGAATATATAACCAAACTCACTGCTGATGGTAAACTCTGATGTTAAGCTGGCATCAAATCCTACGACATTATCACCAATGGCTGTGAATGTAGCCACCATTGGTAAGTCCAGTGGTATATGTCCGCCTGGCACATAGTCATATGGATAGTAGTCTCCACTGTTTATAGTCTGGGTGACACCTGGCGGATAGAAAGCATTCGCAACCAATGTATTGCCCGTGGCTAAACTATTTACGGTTAGATTACCATAAGTCCTTGGTGTAAAGATGCCTGCCTGATAAGCGGGCAAATCAAAAATATTGTATATCTGAGGAGTGGGTAAGCCTGAACTGACACCTGAAGCACCCATATCAACATAGCCATTGCTACAGAATTTATTGATATTAAATTCTGTAGCATTGGCTTCACCAATCCATAACTGTCTGATATCTATGTCTTGTTCATTGACTGCATAGATACCTGGACCCGCTGTAGGAATACTTGCCCCAGCTATTAAAGTGTTGGTGTAAATCGTTTGATTGTTATTTTCAAATCTCGCAGCAATCTGTGCGGCACCTACATAACTTGGGTTGGCGAAATACGCACTCAACCCACCATTGGGTCCTGCCCCACCACTGTCACCTACCTTGACACCATCTATCCAAAATTCTGTATTATTAATTGTGGTATATGGATTACCCTGCACACCCGCATTCCACTGTGTGACTCTAAATAAGAAGTGATGCCAACCTGGTTGTGGAGTAAAGTCAATTGCCCCACCACCACCTACTGTCTGACCCCTGGGTCCTGGACCGCTGAATCCACCAAAGTTGTATACGCTGAATCCAAAGTTATTATTCTTATTAAAGCCAATCTGCAGACTCTGAGCTGTGGATGTGTCTGACGCTGTCATATGGCTTAGGATAGTGCTGGATATGTTCTGTAGATTACCAAATCTCGCCCATACGCTGACGATAAATCCTGTGCCAACTCCATAGCTTGAACTTGGGGCAACAGAGAAATAATCATTATTGCTTAGATGCACACCTGTTGGACGATTGACTGGTGTAGCTGTAGCATCAAATATCTTCAATCCAGTGGCTGTCATCGCGGTTGTAGCTATACAATCCGCTGGATTCATTCTTATCCTACCACCAACCGTGACTACCGTGTTGAAAGCTGACATACTAATATCAGCTGGTTTAATCCTTAATGCTAAAGCTGAGACTGCAATTGAGGTGGTAATATCAGCTTGTGCTGAGAAATCCACGCGAGGCAGTGCAGATAAACTTACATTAGTGAATGCTGACAATACCGCACCATTGATGTCATCTGCATCTATAGTTAGGCTAAAGGCTGATTGTAGGTTTGTAAGTCCTGAACGGACCACTGCTGACGATGCTGATAATGTGAAGTCTGAACTAAGTGTAGCTAAGGCACTCTTAATCCTTAAGGTTGTGGTTGTGAATGTAGCTGTGGTTGTGGCTGTTAGAGTGCCGTCACGGAATCTATCCGCCGTAGCGGTGATAGTGGAAGCCGCTGAGACTGCGGCTTCACCTGATTGTGTAGTGCCTTGTATTACATAGCCTAATTCAAAGTAGTCACT